GAATAAGAGAAGTTTATATCATTTTGCATTAGATACCTTTTTGAGACTTTTTGAAAAGTCTATTGGTTATAAGATAAATTATAGATGCAATAACAATGATGTTAATTCGTTTTATAACTTCTTGGAGGAATATAGGGATGTCTCTATAGGAGAGAATTTTGTTAGGGAATATATTGAGTATGGATTTCAATATTATACTAATGATGGAGAAGTAAGTACGAATATGAGAATGTCTTGGATATTTTCAAAGAATGCTATAAAAAGATTTAAAAATGGTGGTAATTTAAAAAAATATAGAATTAGAAAGTACAAGGTTAAGAATAAAATTAAAACAATAAGTTCAAAGCCTAATAGTAGTATTGTAAATGAAGTTAGATTATATGAAGAAAATTGTAAGAAAAGATTTTTCAATGGAAAAAGAGGTCTGGCATGGTGCATAGCTATGACTAGTTTATATTTTCATAAAAGCTCATTTTGCGTAAATTGTGTTTATAAGGATGAGTGCAAAGAGATAGAGAAGATAAATTTTCCAAATGTTTATAAATCTAGAGGGTATAAATGATTTCAGATAAATTAGCTAGTAATTTTACTATAGAGTTATTAGCATATGCACTAAATAAGAGAAGTACTTTTGAAGTAGTTAGGGCATATCTTAAATATGCTTATTTACAAAATGAAAGCGAAAAGAAACTATGGCAATATCTTTATAAGAATTATGATAGAACGCAAAGAGTAGCAACTATCGGACAATTACAGCAACACTTTATAAAAGATGATGAAGTATTAGACTTGATAGATAGTGTTAAGGATGTTGAAGTTGAGGAGACATCTGAAGCTCACGGTTCTATTCTTAAGACATTTCAAGAATATCTTAAACAGATGATATTTCTTGAAAGTAATGACAAGATAGTTGATACCTATAATAGAGGAGATAAGGATGGAGCATATTCCTTATTTGTTAATTTAGCATCTAAAATGGATAAGTTTTCAATATTAGATGCTAATTTTGAAAGAGTATTCGAGGGATTTGAAAATAGACAGATAAGAAGACGAAGTGAGGATAATCATTTTAGATTTGTAGTTCCGACCGGAATAGACGAATTAGACTATTCATTAGGAGGACAGAACGGTGGTCCGGAAAGCGGAGAATATGTGTTGTGGGTTGGAGATTCTGGTTCTGGTAAGTCTCAGTGTTTAATTCATTTAGCAATAACAGCGGCAAGACAGGCTCATAGAGTAGTTTTCTTTCAGCTAGAGGGGACAAAAGAACAATGCCTTAATAGATTTGATGCGGCTTGGACAGGAACTTTATATCAAGATATGAAAGTAGGAGATATAACGGCGAAAAAAATGCAGGTTGTAAAATGTGTTATAAAGAAACTTAAAAAGAATGATATATTTGTTTCTTCTTGTGAAGATTGGGGAGGGAAAACCTTAGTAGACGTTAATCATGAATGTGAAGAAATAGAGAAGAAATATGGAAAGATAGATGTTATAGTTATTGACTATCTTGAATTACTAGAAGTAGGTGATGGAATAAAATATAGTCCCAAGGAAGAACGATTTAGGCAACAAAAGTTATCTAAGGGAATGAAAACCTTAGCAATGAAATATAATGCCGTTGTTCATACTGCTACACAAACAAGTTCTATTAGTCCGGAACAGAAGAATGATCCAGATTTTGTAATTACTAGAGCAGATTTGAATGAGGATAAGGGAAAGGCTAGACCAGCAGATTGCTTGTTAAGTCTTAATAGTACTTCAGATGAAAGAAAGGAGCAATTTCTTCGCTTATATATTGATAAGGCTCGTGAACATAGCGGAGACATAACTATACATATATGTAATAATTTTGAAAGAAGTAGATTCTATGATAGACAAAGAACATTGGAGATGAATGAAAGTGGTGGTTGGGATGAAGAGGAGTAATTATGAATAATATAACTATTTCTGACAGCGATCTAAGAGATTTAATAGAAGTCAAGAAGGAGACGCAATCTGGGCAATACATTTGTGATTGTCCATTTTGTGGAAAATCTATGCATTTTTATATAGATAAGAGAACTCAGCTTTTTGAATGTAAAAAATGTTGGGAATCTGGTAACATATATAAGTTACTTAAATATCTTGGGAAAACTTATCTTTTACAGGGTAAAAGTGTAAAGAAGACTGATGTTCTAGAGTCAATTAGAATGCAATTGGAAGAGAAGATTGAAAATTCTATTAATGTAGAGGAACTTCCTGAAATAAAGATGCCTATTGGGTTTAGAATATATAAAGATTCTGAATATCTTAGAAGTAGACATATAACTAGAGATGATTGTAATAAATATAAGTTAGGATATTCAGATATTTTTCCTAAGTATGAAAATTATGTTTTGATACCGATATATGACAATCTTAAGATAAGAGGATTTTTGGGGAGATATTCTTCTAAGATAGTGCCAAAAGGTAAATTGAGATATAATAATAGTTTAGGGACAGATTTCGCGTCTCTTCTCTTTGGATATGACGATATAGTAAAAGGAGAGACAGAGACTGTAATATTAGTTGAAGGAGTTTTTGATAAAATAAACGTGGATAAATATTTAGAATTATATCTAGATAATTCAATTCGTTGTGTTTGTACATTTGGCAAGAAAATATCTAACATTCAGATACAGAAATTATTACTTAAACAAGTTAGGAATATAATTGTAAGTTATGATTATGATGCTTTAAGGGAGATTAAAAAATTTGGTTTAAGATTAAAACAATATTTTAATACATTCGCATGCGTGTGTATGTTAGAGAAAGATTTAGGAGATTGTAATAATATTGAAGTTAAAAAGGTGTTTAGTGATCCTATTTCTATCGATAATTTTGTTTTTGATGTGATCGGAAAAATAAAGAGATAAAATAATTTAAATTGATAAATCATATATTATTATCGTAAATAATATGAGTTATGTCAAATTCAAAAAGAAATCTTTCTGTAGTACAATATTTTGAACAGATTCAGAAAGAATATATAATTGCAAAATTTAGAAGTAAGATATACTTTAATCCAAGGGATAAGGCATATTATAAAAGAGTAATGAGATATAAATCTGAAAAGATAAACGAAATTGCTCAGAGAAATACTTTAAAAAGTATATTGAACGACGAAAGTAAATATGAAGAATATAGAGGAAAATTGTTTAATTTTGGATCTCCTCTTTTTAAGTTAACAGAAGAAGATGAAAGAAATTATTATACGAAGGGGAATGATTTTTCGTATAATGGCGATGTTTATTCTTTGGAAGGTGTTAATGAAGATGGTACTCTTTCTTTAAAATCTTCTGATAAAATTATTTCTGTTAACAAGAATAAAGCCTTTAGAATCTTATAAATTATTAAATAAAAGTTAAATATCATTGAAAAATTAAAGATTTATTGGAAAAAATTTTGTTTATTGCGAAAAACGACGTAACTTCGTAGTGTAATTGTAAAACTAATTGTAATCGTTATGAGCGAAAAAGATAAAACTGTTTCAGAAAAACTTTTTGACAGATATGAATATATCGCAAAAAAGTATGCCGGTAAAATTTTCTCCTATGGAGAAATTTCATACGAATATGAAGATCTTCTTCAAGAGTTTAGATTGAAAATTTTTCAGTCAATTAAATCTTATGGAAGAAGATGGCTTAAATATCGTTCAGGTGAAGCATCTAAGCCCGTTCCATTACAATACTATTTGGAAGCAGCTTGTTCTAATAAAGCAAGAGATTTTATCAAATATATTAAGCGTGAAAGTTATAAGGTTAAGATGGATGCTGTTAATATGGATTATGGCGTTGATTGTGATTCTGAAATAAATGTTAGTAAAAATAAGTTCATAATTCACGGAGTAGATTTATTGGAAGGACTTTCCGGAAAGGAAAGATCAGTTTTTTCCCTTTATCTAAGAGGATTCAAAATAGCATTAATTAACAGGGTTTATTTTAGCACTCCCCAAGAGAAGAAAATTAGGGATGATGTTAAGAAAACGGGAGATCAACCCGTAGATGCATCTTATATAATAGAAATGCAAAAGAAAAAGATAATTAAAAAGTACGGTAATGATTTGATACAATCGAATCGTGTCTATACTACTTGTAATATTGAAGATAATTATTAATAAAAATTTTAAATTGTAAAAATTATGGCTAAGTTAAGTACAGAAATCGTTAAGAGATTGAAGAAGATTGGTCTTAAGACTGAAGATGAAAAGGTTGCTAGAAAAGGTCTTCTAGAGATCTTGAAGAAGAACGGTATTGATGGAATGGAAGATGAAGATACCGATTCTTTATTGGAAATGGCAGAATCCTTTGCAGATGATGAAGAAGATGAAGAGGAGGAAGATGACACCAAGGATTCTGAAGAAACAGATGAGGAAGAAGAGGAATCTGATGATGAGGAAGATGATACTAAATCAGATTCAAAGGACGATGAGGAAGAAGAGGATTCTGAAGAAGAGGAGAAAAAAGTAGAAACAAAAAAGAGTCCTAAGAAGGAAGTTAAGAAAGAAAAGAAAG